CGTGAAACTTGGCCGAATTTCAATCCCTCGAGTAACGACATTTACCGAGTTGTAAATGGTGCAAAAGCGTTGTTAGTGCTTGTTAATTGCGAATCTTATAGCGTGGTAAAATACTTAAAAACCAGCCCGCAGAAAAGCGGGGTGGGTAGGTATGCAATGAACGAGACCAAAGGCAACCTGTATGTAGAAGCGCCATACGAAGTCGTAGACTTCTGGTTGAAAGTGGGGTTCGTGCTAATCGGGGAGTCTCTGCATGTGAAAGGAGAGTATTGTTTGTATCGGGGGGCATATTTGGACTGCTATGGATCGAAATTCATAGGCAGTTATTCCCCCTTTAAGAAACAAAAGCTTAAGGAGAAGGTACGATACACCGTCCGACTTGATGATAAAGTAAATTGTTTTGTCGGAGTTTGCGAGATAATGGGCATTCGTACAACAAGCAATTTCCGAGGCATTGCGCAAAGAACCTGGGCGGATGAAAGCTATGTATATAAGCGCGGCGACGATCTGGTTCCACAGATACAAGGCACTCACGTTCGTCTACTCGAACGCGACGATGAAGGAGAGGTGGAGCTAATTTCAACGGAACACACTCCGTCGCCTCCTGACACCATCGTTTCGGGGAAGACTAATAAAAAGTTATACTCTGATGGAGCTCAGTTTACCGGTGGCTTCATGAATACACCAAAGATGAGCAATTATGCATTGAGCGACATGACCAATCCTGTTCGTGCTATGAGTTTCACCCCGATGGAATATACAGATGCTCCTGTTAAAGATGTTGTTCTCGAGACGCCTTCACTTGTGATTATAAGGGAGCTACTCCCAATAGTATCCCAATGGATTGAAAAGCCGCTGAATTATATGAATGCAAATGAAAATAGATACAGGCTTTCAAATGGCAGGTATAGAGATATAACAGCTGTAACAAGAAGCGGCAAGTTACAAGACGGCGTTCGTAGAGCGCGCAAAAAGTCAGTGTACGTCGGTATGGGAAACATCTACAATAATATCGGTCCGCATCAGACTCTCAACGCCATAGGCAAACGCTATGCAAATCCTGGGATGCCTAATATCCAGCTTACTCCTAACGTTATAATGGAGATAGACAAGCTGTTGGACGAGCATTTCATGTTGTACATGCGGAAAACAAACTTGGGAGATTTTGACATCCAAACCATCGTAAACGAGACGATACGAGACTGCAAAGAAAGAAAGTATGAACAAAGATGGCGAGGTGAAAATCCGGATCTTCGTTTTGATTGGAATGATGTTTATTTTAGCCTAAAACAGTGCATGAAACCGATCAATATCACGAAAGGCTACAACGTTGACAGCGTTGCACAGGGGGTGGCTTCGACGTCCTTGTTCATTTCGCAGCACTTCATGGTTGTAACGAGAGCTATGCAGCGCATTCGATTGTTGAGTAAACGTTCAGACGAAATGGTACATTGCATTAGGAATCAAGGTGTGAGTCTTGAGTGTCATATGAAGGAATTGTGTACCGCTGCTGCAGCGATATACGAACTCGGGGGACGTGCAGCTGTGCTGGATCAGAGTAATGCTGATTCCGGCAATACGCCAGTAACACATTACATGCGTGTAGGTTACATGAAGAGACTAGGTTTCTCAGAAGATGCGGCAAGCGCCTACTTTCGTTTTACACATGATTTAAATATCAAAGACGTGAGAGGTGTTGCACAGACGAAATATGAAATCTCTTCAGGCGAGCTCACGACGCTTCTGAGTAACGAAATCAATTCCGAAGTTTTCGGGCTATACATTATGGAGGGCACAGGTCCCATGATTTACGATACGGCCGGAGACGACTTTTTTAAGATGCAGGCAGGGATGGAGATAAATAAGAAAAGATTGGATCAAGTCGGTAAATGGTGCAATATGGGCTGGCTCTCTGCAACGGACGACGTGCTGGAATTCTGTGGAGTTGTTTTTGTGGACGGTACAGTCACATTGAATACTCATAGAAAGCTTATGCAAACTGCAGCCTACAAGGCCACATGTTATGAAGACTTCAAAGTTTACCAGCAATCCCTTAAGGATTATCTTGAAGTCGTCGAGCGGATAGGTACTGGTAATACTTGTGCTTCGTTGGCACTGTTGTATTCACCAAATTATGCCGAAATAATGAGTGTTTCAGAGATGGAAGCATCCTTGCAATGTTTAAAAGCTTTTACAACTATGACAAAACGCGAGTATGACTTCTACACCTCAGAATACACATATGAGTATATAGCGCATAATACCGTACGCGATGACAAACCGGAGACCGGTAATCATTTTTTTTATAAAAAGTAGCCTCCAGATGGAGAACTAGTTCACAACATCCCTAAAGAGGGTGTTAAAGATGTTTTAAGAAAACATCTCTCAAACTGATGTAAATTTTAATTGAGATGTTAAAAAAAAAAAAAAAAAAAAAAAAAAACACAAAAAA